GACCAGAAGCGTATGGTTTAGTTCCTGAGATATTTGCTGGCCCTGGTGCAGGTGCTTTGGCCTTATGGAAAACTGCTGCTGCTGGTGGTGGATTAACTCTTTTAGGGCAAGTAGCTGTTGGTGTTGCTTTAAGTGTTGTTGCATATCTTTTAACACCTAAACCCCCAAGCATGAAGCAAGGGACAAACGAAAGAACTGCTGATATGGCAGGTCTTAAGCGTTTTGCTCCTCAATTTAGTTTTAACAGCGTTCAAGAATTAGCAAATTTAGGCGATTTAATCCCTCTTGTTTTTACAAATAGAGATCAAAACTCTAATGGTGGAATAAGGGTCAATTCACAATTGATGTGGTCACAGCTTGTCAGCTTGGGTCGTTTTCAGCAGTTAAAAATACTTGGTTTATTTTCTTTAGGAACAATTGAACAAGAGCCAGAATTTGAAGGTTATGCGATAGGTGATTTATTAATAGAAAACTATCAAGCTGAAAAGATTTATTTATCTAATAGCAATATTCCTTTTAAAACTAATGGAGGTGTTTTTTCTACTGATATTTTTAGGGTTGATAATTTAAAACATTTTTCTGGTGCAAGAAACCCAACAACACAGGCAACTTTTGGATTAAGTAGTCCTATGCCTAATCTTACTTTTTTTAGGCTGCCTTATGAATTAGTTCGTGCTCCAAGCAAATTAAACGCAGACAATAGACCAGCAGCAAGAATTACAAATAAGAAAAGAAGAAAATTATTAGGCGGTTGGCCTATGAGGGCTGGTTTTGCTGATGGTGGAAATAGTTCTCAAAAAGCAGGTAATAGTGATCTTTCTGTTGGAACGTATTTAACTTATCAAGTGGTAGGAGGCAAGCTTGATAACGGAAATGCTTTTCAACAGGATTGGGAAGGGTATGATCCTCATGGTGTTGAAGATGTTAATTCAGTTACCAAAACTGTTAGAGAAACGACTGATTCTTATATTTCTGAAGGTGAGCAATATTTAGCAGGTACAGCATTAGTTAGTTGTACCCATATTGGAAATGAAACTTGGCCTGGGCAGCCTTGGGAAGGAACTAATGAATCTTTTACTAGAGGTTATCAATTTAAAGTTTTAGAATCAGGTAGATATGAATGTGCTCCTACTACTAATTTAGGAACGCATTGTAATAATCCTCAATGGAATACAGGAGGAGATTTTTTTGAAGTAAAAGATGACAAATATTATTATGAACAGTTTTATGGTGATAGTTATTTATTATATGAACCTGCTGAAAGATATGTACTTCAAAGAATTAATTTAGGAACTGTTTCTGATAATAGAAATTGTCATATAACAGAAATAGGGATTAAGTCAAAAGTATTTAAACAAATGAGTTTTGCTAATGTTAATAGTAAACCTACAGAAGAAGAAATTGATACTGTTTTTAATGACAAATCTAGTTTAACATTAGGAAATGTTAATAAATATATTACTAGATATAGCTTCTTTAAATTACAAGTAAGAGAAGCAGGAACAGGTGATAATTGGCAAACCTTAGAAACACCAGTAACAAATCATCTTGATCTTTTTTGTGTTAAAGGCAATACTCCTGAGTTTCAATATAACTATATAAGAATAGATCATCCTTATAAACAATATGAGTATAGATTTTTCCCTTGGCCTGGTAATGATGTTATTAAACAAGTTATTGCCAATACGACAGTTTATGTAAACTTATTAAATGCAAATGGAGCAACAGACCCCAATGCTATTCAACAGTTTAGCTACAGCAGTTATACCGTAAAATTTGCAGGTAGAAAAAATTATGCTTTAACAAGAGATCTTTTAAGTAATACAGAATGGGACTTTGGTGAACCTAACGCATATCGACAAATTGTTGCTGGCTATGTTCAAGGTTTAAAAGGTACTGGAAGTTATTCTTCTCCTTCTCATATCACTTCAGATAATCTTCCTCAAAAAAGAGTTTCAACAGTTCAATGGACAAAAATATATCATCCTAATTGTTCTTATGGTGGTACTTATCCTGGCTATGGAAATCACACCGTTATTGTTAGGTTTGATAACTGGCCTTCTACAGGAGTTTCAACTTTTGCTTTATATATTAATAATATGCACGTTACCTCAAATATTCAGGGAAGGAATGGCCCTGAATGGGGTGATGCTCAACAACCTACAAATGTAACTTTAGTTTCAGCACTTGGAGGTGGACAAACTGTTAGTGGAGTTGAATTTCATTACACAACAGATGACGGAAGAGGAGGTAAATTTATTCCTATTGTTGACAGCAATATTTCTGGTTCGTCTGCTGGTGGTCATCCCTGTGGAATTACTAATTTTTACTATGTAAGGAAAATAGAAGATGAATGGCAAAACGAAGATCCAGTTATTAATGATCTAATTACAACTTCAAATACAGATAGTGGTGGAAATAATGATATTGCTAGTGGTTCTGGACTTCAAGTTCGATTTAAGGCTTGGGCTAATACAGCAAGAACAGAGATTTACGCTGAATGGAATTTAGAAGGATCAAGAGGTAGTGGTTACATGGAAGGAGATAGAGTTAGAATCCCTTCTCAAGACGACCCAGAGGATACAGATGAAACTCTTGTTCCTGCACAAATTATTGAATTACAAGTTTCAAATACAGTTGAAAAAACATTACCAAGTCGTTTAAATCTTTATGATGCTGCTGCTGACTTTTGGAAATACGAAGGTGATCAATCTAGCCATTTAGAAGGCCCAGAACATCAAATTACATACTGTAATGAAATAGTAAGAACAGAAGGAGTTGATAGTCTTGGTAGTCCTGCAACCTATTCAGATTTAGCGTATGCAGGTTTAAGAATTAACAGTTCAAAAGAATGGACAAACTTTAGTCAGTTCTCTGCTTACTTTAAAAAAGGAATAAAAGTAAAAAGTTTACTAGGTGGTTCAGATAGATCGACAAGTCTATTTCCAGAAATTGCTTATGCCTTGTTAACTAATTCAACAATAGGTGCTGGAAAAGTTATTAATGCAGATTCCGTTAATGAAGCAAATATGATTGTTGCAGCAAATTTCTGTAAGAAAAATAACTTATTTTGGGATGGAGTAATTTCAAATCGAGTTAATTTAAGAGAATTTATTTTTGAACAAGCAACTTATTGTTTATTAGATTTTACGATTATTGGAGGACAATTTAGTTTGTATCCTGCTGTTCCTTTTGATAGTGATCATGCAATGAATTTAGATAAGAAGCCAACAATTAAAGCAATGTTTACTGATGGCAATATTAAAGATTTAAATGTAGCTTTCTTAAATCCTGAAGATAGACAAACATTCCAAGCAAATATTATTTATAGAAAAGAAAAAGTTAATGGTTTTTCTGAGAAGAAATCTTTAGTGGTTCGTCTTGTTGGATCAGCCCATGAAGATGATCCATTAGAGACATTTGATTTAAGTGGTTTTTGCACAAGCATTGATCATGCTGTTACTTTTGGGAAATATGTTCTAAGTAATAGAGAAAAAGTAGATCATACAATTACATTTAAAACTGCTCCTCATTACATCAATGGTGTTCAACCTGGCGACTACATAAGAGTGTATTCAACAACTCAACACGTTCAGCGATTTAATAACGGTGCAATTCTTGATGATGGAACAGTTGTAAGTAAAGACACAATTAGTGGAAGTAAGACATTTTATTATTGGAATCCTGCTGAACAAGAAGTAAAAGAAGCAACTGCTAATTTCTCAACACCAAGTTCAATTCAACCTTACGCTGGATCATTATTTACGATTAAAGAATCTGAAGCTTCTGATCAATGCTACAAAGTTGAAAGTATTACGTTTGGTGAGGATGGATTAATTGAACTTTCTGGATCGTATTCAGAATTAACGAGTGACGGTAAGCTGGCTATATTACAAGGATGGAACGATGGTTCTCGTTTCGCACCAGTAGAAAGCTAAATGGCAACAGCACAACCATTTCCTACCGTTAAACCAACTTCCAGAAGTTATAACCCTGGAACATATCCAAGTACTACATTTGAATCGTTAGACGGTACAAAGACACATTTACGTTTTGGTAATAAACGAGTTAATGCGACTTTGACTCTAGGGTTTTCAAATATTTCTGATGCTGATGCTGCTTTGATTTTGGCTAATTATGAAGATGTAAATTCTGATTGGGATTACGTTACTTTTAATCGTGGTTATGCGACTTCAGGTGTGACTGACACTAGCCTTTTGGCTTATTTGAAAGAGTCTGGATCAAGTCTTAAATGGAGATATTCTGCCCCTCCAAGTGTCACAAGTAGTTTTAAAGGAAAGAGTAATGTTAGTTGTAGTTTTGTTGCTTGCCTAGATTCACCGTAGAATAGACTCAATGTTTTAATTTAAGGTCGTGGGTTTTTATTCAGGCAGAGATGGAGAACTTTATGTTGCTGGTACGAAAGCAGCAAAAGTTCAGTCATGGTCTTTCTCTAGCTCAATGGCGGTATTGGAAACAACCTCATTAGGCGATACAGATAGAACACTTGAATCAGGTGTTAGAAGCTATAGCGGAAGTGCAAGACTGTTTTATTACGTTGAAACTCCTGCCTCTGGTGCTAATTCAAACCTAAATACAATTTTAACTTCTGCAATCAAACCAGGTAGTGCAGCAGGTGATGGTGATAATGATCCATCAACAGCAGTTGTTTTAAAACTGCGAATGACGACAGGCTCAACTGATGTTCGAGATATTCAATTCTCTGTCTTTATTACAGGTGTTTCAATGAATAGTGCAGTAGGAGAAGTTGCTTCTGCTGATATTAGTTGGGAAGCTAATGGTGCTCCTTATGGCAACACAACTTTGGTTGATTAATGGGTGTTTATTTTGGTCA